AAAGGCTTAACAGTTTCACCTGACCTGCGAGTGACTTCCCATGCTAACCAATAAACATCCGACTGCTTTTCCTCATCGCGGAAAGCCTTGTGGAAACCCTTTTTAGCGTATTGCTCGAACGAATACTCCACTGCTGGAGTGATCTCGCCTTCTAACACGCTTCCATCTGTACGAACGATCTTTAGTTTTGCCATGATTAGCCCCTTTGTTTAATTGTTTAGAATGTGCCTGTAGTTGCTACTGCAACTGTTGAGTTAGCAGTGAATGTGATTGACTGTGTGCCGATGTCACCAACAGCACCATTGATGTCTGTTGTGTTATTGACTAGCAATGAAACAGTGTAAAGAGGGTTAGTCGCTGAGACTGCTGTTCCCTTTGTCTGTAGAAATACTGCTGTGACAGTTGTTCCCCATGCAGCTTGTAGTGTTGCCAATACATTTGTTGCTGCTGTGTCATTTAGGAAATCGATTGTTACTGTTGATGACTCTAAGCCCTTTACGAACTTGTGTGATGAGTCACCCATTGCAGTTACTTCGAGTTCATCAAATACGCGGTTGATAGTTACTGCTGTGACATGGTCTGAAAGATCAACAGAGTTAATCTTCACGCCCACATTGTTATTTAGAAATACAGCCATGAGATTATTCCTCTTCTTTCTTGGTTACTGGCTTAGGTGTTGATGGTGCAACCTGTCCGATCTTGATCAGAAAGGCCTCGTTCTCTTTTTCCCAATCGGACATAATTAACTCCAACTCGTAAGGATTGATACGGACATCTCACAGCTGAGTAGGTCACCCGAAGCAGCGTTGAGAATACTTGGTGCGCTGATTGCGCTTACATTATAGACCAGAGATGATGCTGCTAACTTGGCGAACACGCCGCACACAGTATCTTCAATGCCGTTGAGATTGCCTTCATTGTCGAACAAAGGCACAGTCATAATAATCTTAAAGTTAGCCATTGGGCTGATAGTGATGTGCTGGTTATTGCTAGGAGTCAGATAAGGATCATCTGGAGACACGATAACGGAGTTAGCAAGAACTGTGGCAGGAGGAAAAGCAAAGACTTGGTATTTAGTGTTATCTACTAGCGCGGTGGCTAAAGTAGTGCGGAGTGTAGTTATCGCTACTGGAGGCATTAGCCCACCATCGATGTAGGCGCGAGTGCATGCGCTATCAATCCTCTTACCTTAGCGAGTAGCTGTGCGCTCATTCGATAAGGTGAGGGCTGGAAATCGACTGCGTTACTGCCTGAAAGGGTGGCTGTACGCGCTTGCCAGATTTCAACAGCGATCATCAAAGCTGCGTTTTGGACTGCTGTGTCTGTTGTCCAGTCTGTGTAAGTCTCTGCTGTTACTGTGCCAAAAGGCTCAATAGGATGCTTAGGTTGAATTGTGCTGTGATTAGTTGGAACTGAAATTGAATACTCTCCAACTGTTGCAATGGTCTTAGATCCATTGTATCGACTGCCTGAATTGGCAATAGTTACAGTCTGTCCAACATAAAAGATGTCTGTGACAGGAATGTCAAAGTATAAAGTTCCTTCATTCACAATGTTGCTATGTGCTACTGCGAACCATTGAGGCTTCCATAGCATTGGAAGTAGGGCTGCATCGGATGCGTCACACACTTCCTGAAGGGTCGCGTCTGGATACAAAGTGCCTACGCCTAATGTGCTGCGAAGCTCTGCAACTGTTGTAAGTGCCATGTGCAATCCTTTCTAAAGACTCTAGGGGATCAGAGGGCTACTGACCCCCTAGAGCGTACTTAGTTGCTTCTTATGGTGCTGTGTAGTTGAAGCGACGAACACCCTTACCTGACTTAGCAACATAGATTGCTAGGTATCCGTAAAGGTTGATCTCAACTTCACCAGATGTCAAAACATTGACACGAAGTTGTGTAGTTGGTGACTCCCATGCATACACAGAGTTAGGTGCTACTAGGAACGCTGACTCATCGACAATGCCTGAGACTGAGATGTTGTGATCTACGATGAGATCTGTTCCCAATACATTTCCGCGAACAGATGTAGGAATTGCCTGACCTGAAGCGTTGAATTGTGGAGATGCGACTGCGTATAGAGGGCGTGATGCTCCATCGACATAGCTCATGATTGAAGCCCATTGATCAGTAGAGGCAACTAGCTTGTTAGCGTAATCGCCACCTGTTCCCTTGTAGGCTGCTGCTGCTTCTGTGGAGATAAATGACTGTAGTCCTGCTGCTGTTGCTGCTACTCCAGTTGCCTGTGTGCCGTTAGCAGTCCAAGCTGCGATCATCGCGTTATCTGTTGCCTTCTCGTATGCCTTGCGAAGTTCTGTCATTAGAAGCTCCATAAAGGCTGGCTGGCTGCGGTCGATAAGCTCAAATGATACGCGGTTGAGACCTGAGAACTTCTCAACTGTTACTGTGTCATAAGCAGATGTCATACCTGTCTCAGATGGTGCTGAACCTTCGTTTGTGTCTGCAACTGTTGGTGCTGTGTTTGCTGTTGCATTGTTCACATACAAGCGTGGGACTGTAAATGACATACCTTCTGGCAATAGTGCAGAGCGTGTTACTGCCTCAAATGCAGGGCGTCCTGTGAATGTGTCAGTAAGGAATGTGTTTAGGTGTGGTGCAAGTGTAAGACCTGTGTTTGTTGATGTTGAGTCATCTGCTGCGCGAATTACGCGGCGAGCCTCGTCATCACCTAGAGCAGCCTTGATATTGGCTTCTAGGTATTGTGCTGAAGTGATTGGTGCTACGCGCTCGCGCACGAATGTAGTTGCTGTCACAACAGTTGGACGAGCAGCTTCAACCGCTGCTGCCTCTACTGGTGCTGCAACTGTCTCTGGAGTATTCTCCACAGCTGTCTCGCTTTCTGTTGGTTGGATTTCTTCTACTGCTTCTGGAGTTTCCTCAGCAGCGACATCGATAACCTGAGCAGACTTAAATGCTGGCTCCGTTACCAATGAAACTTCTAGCAGCTTTGCAGCGGATACGAACATCACATTGCCTTTCTGCTTTGATTTAATTACTTCTACTCCTACAGACAGACCAGACTGCAAGCCTTCTTCTGCAAGGATTAGAGCTTCTGATCCACGATTAGATCGTGATACCTTGAATGATGCATAGATGCCATCTTCTTGCTCTGTAAATTGTGTTGCCTTACCGAGAGGCTGGCGTGAGTCATGCTGATTAAGCAACTTGACAGTCTTAGGATCTTCTGGAAGTGCGATTGCGCCCTTCTCGAATACAACCTTACCTGCTGAAGTATTGCCTACTTCGCCTGTTCCTGCTGGCACGATTTTGCCTGAGATCAAGCGTTCTTCAACATTGGCAATAAGTCCAGATGTGAAGGTAATTACTTGGTTTTCCATTATTCGATTCCTTCGCTGCCGTTAGGTGTTAAATCTTCCATCTCCATTGCTTGTTCTACTGTGATCAAGCCTAGAGACAACATTTTCTCAATTACTAGCAAGCGTTCCATTGGTTCTGTTGCTAGGAATGAAGAATCTACATCAAACTTAACTGCATTACCACGAGCAGTAATGTCATCCATTGAGAGACGATCTTCAATAGCACATACATAAGGAGCTAGTGATAGAGAGTAAAATTGTTTTCTTTCGTCAAGCACATTGGCATAAGTCATTGAGTTATTTGCTTCTGCCGATAGCAAGTAAGCAGGTACATTGCAAAGACGAGCGATCTCAGTTGCCAAGAATTGCTGTGCTTCGTCATACATCATGTCTTTAGGTGAGAATGATGTTGGCTGGTATTCCAAAGTGCTTGTCAAGTACGCAGTCGCGCGATTTTGACGAGCGTTCTTCCATGCTGCAAGTAATCCTGCAACTTCTTTAGGATCTAAGTCTGCTCCGTTATTACGTAGCACTCCAGATGGCATTGGTGTGCTGGCTGCTATAACTGCTGCCTTACGAAGATCGATTGCAGCTCTGATTGTTTCAGATCCGCGTTCTAAGATACCTTCATCGAAGGCTTGAAATGTTACTAGTGATCCAATACCTGACATCGGTACTGCAACAGCCTCGATGTAGTATTGAGTAATTTCCATGCCATAGAGATCAGTCTCAAATGTAACCTTGACATTAGGAATCCACTTAAAGCGAGATGGACGGCCATCTTCTGCATAAACTTCTGTAACCTGCCAGTAAGCAACGCCATACATAAGCAATGAATCTACAGTCCATGCCATCGTTACAGAACGAGGCTGATTGATTGCTGGCTGATCAACCCAAATTGGATTGCCTAGCTCTTCACCTGTGGACTTACGATAAAGGTTAAGTGGTAACCCACCGACAACACCTGAAATTAGATTGCGGCATCGAGCTACAGAAGGGACAGACATTGCTTCATTGCGCTGGACGCGAGGTAGCACATAATTGTAAAGAGAGTTTAGATTCTCTCCCATAATAGAGGGGGCGTATTGCGCTGTAAGCGATGTCTTATTAGGAGTGGTTGCTTCTGTTTTGCGAAATAGACCCATAGTCATAAAGTGTAGCATTTGTCAAGTAATTAGACAACATGCTAGGGCGTGTCTAAGTATAAATCTGAGGCTTAGGTGCAGGAAGCATTAACTTACTCACGACCATTGCTAAGCCAATAGGTGCTGAAATGTCTCCAGCACTTTTGCGCTTGATGATTCTCCAAGCACTATCGTTGGTCTTAGCAGCTGTGTTAGTGAACTGCTCAATGAGTTCTTTAGACCCATTGTGAACGACCCTAAGGTTGGTCAATCCTTCAAGCAAGTCTCCACAGGCTTTGTAGAACTGCTGCCCTGACACATCTTCAACCATCACACCTGAGTTAGCAAGTCTGTCTGCGATAGTTTGTGTTGCGTACTTGTCAAAGCAGACAAGTCGTGGTTTATACAAATCAACCCATGACTTAATGCTTGCAGCCATCTTTAACTCATCAATGGCAACCTGTGAGCTGTAAGTCTCCATGATGCCAATGCCGATTCTGCCATCTGGAAGCAACTGACCAGCAACGAGAGATCCGTTGCGCCTACTTGGTGAGACATCAAAGCCAAATACTGTGTAAGCACCTACTGTCATTTCTAGAGTGCTGTCAGATGAGTTTTCAAGTACCTCTGTGCTGAAGGGGCAGGTCAGAGACGAGATCCATTGACAAAGTTGCTCTGTGCGAGCAGCTTCCATCGTGCTAGATCCGATTGCTTCCTCTAATGCTTCCTCTGTGATTAGGTAACCTAGAGAAGGGTTAGCCATCGCCCATGCGTTACGATCCCAGATGTCACAGAAGTCAGGTGCGCTGTATTCGTAGAAGCCTAAAGACTTAGGTGGCTTATTTAAGCAAGCATCGTGCAGATCGTTCAAAACTTTTGAAAAAGCATCGCCAGCGTTGCTGCTAAATAGTCGCTGGCTATTCTTACGAGCTAAGGTCACCGATTTTGCAGCATCCATTGCGGGTTCACTGACCTCGCGTAACTCATCGATCCAGAGAAAATCGCACGTTCTTCCTCTTGCGCCGTCAGAGGTTGCAGCAGCCACTTCAAGCTGTGCTCCAGATGCAAGGATGATGCGCTCATCGCCGTTAGTTCTACGGATGCCCTTTTTGATGTCTCCATCTTTAAGCTGGACTCGAAGAAAGTCATTGCGTTCAATGATGTCTGCCATAATGTTAAAGGACTTCATTGCCATAGACCTATTAGAAGACATGATCAAGATGTCCTTCTCACCGAACACAAATAAACCTGCTAAACACCTCATTCTGGCTAAATGCGACTTTCCTGACTGCCTAGCAATGAGCAAAAGGCTTGACTTGCGGATAAACATGTCATCTTTGTCCACAGCACACATGTCATTGATGATGAGCTTCTGCCAATCTAATAATGGCTGCCCAA